ATGTGGGTAGAAATGGGGGTAGATATGGCGAAGTCTGTCGAGAGATTGAGTGCACTAGGGGTGAGTAAGCTGACCAAACCTGGCTATCATTGTGATGGTGCCGGCCTCTATCTGCAAGTGTCCATCAGCGGAACCAAAAGCTGGATTTTCCGCTATACGATCGCGAAGAAGCAGCGCGAGATGGGGTTGGGGCCGTTGCATACGATTGGCCTTGCCGATGCCAGAGCCAAGGCAAAGGACTGCAGGGCGCTAATGCTTGACGGGAAGGACCCGCTCGATGAGCGCGAGGCACAACGACTGACCGAGTCGCTTGAGCGCGCTCGGATGATCACGTTCGACAAGTGTGCCGAGGCTTATATCGCCGCGCACCGAGGCAGCTGGAAGAACGCAAAGCACGCTGCTCAGTGGGAGAGTACCCTCGCAACCTACGCAGGCCCGGTCATCGGCTCGCTACCGGTCGCTGAGGTCGATACTGCCCTGGTAGTTAAAGTTCTTAGCCCGATCTGGCAGACGAAAACTGAAACCGCCACTCGCTTGCGAGGCCGCATTGAAAGCATCCTAGACTGGGCGAGGGTTAGCAAATATCGTATCGGCGAGAACCCTGCTCGATGGCGCGGCCATCTGGACAATCTGCTTGCCGATCCGTCAAAGGTTTCGAAGTTAGTTCATCACCCTGCCCTACCCTGGACCGAGCTCGGCCCATTCATGACCGATCTACGCAAGCGAGAAGGGACAGCCGCGCGCGCGGTCGAATTCGCCATTCTGACGGCAGCTCGCTCAGGAGAAGTTCGAGGTGCCACGTGGGAAGAAATCGATCTGGATGCAGCGCTTTGGACGATTCCGGCGGAGCGCATGAAGGCAGGCAAAGAGCATCGTGTCCCTTTGTCGGGCTCTGCAATCGCGCTTCTTAAATCGATGCATGGCAGTTCGCTAGTGTTCCCGGGCCGGCGTGCCGGGTCGCCACTTTCCGATATGAGTCTCACAGAAGTCTTGCGGCGAATGGGTCGAACCGAGATCACAGTCCATGGCTTTAGGTCGACATTCCGCGACTGGTGCGCGGAGTCCGCTGCCAACTCGTTTCCTAGGGAGGTTTGTGAACACGCTCTCGCGCACAGTCTGCCAGACAAAGTCGAGGCAGCGTATCGGCGTGGAGACCTTCTCGAAAAGCGGAAGGTGCTGATGCAGACATGGGCAGACTACTTGGGAGGCACAAAAAATGAGTGACACGCAGACCTTCGCCGGCGACTTGCCGCCGACCGGTTACGTGCGTCAAACCGATCTCGTTGGGCGGCCGAGCAAGGGCATCCGGGGCGTGATTCCGTTCTCAGCGACGACCCTTTGGCGCATGGTTGCGGCCGGTACGTTCCCCAAGCCGATCAAACTGTCGCCAGGGTGCACCGCCTGGCGGGTCGAAGATATTAGGGAGTGGATGGCGCAGCGGGGGTGAGCGTTGTACCGCTGGGTTGTCGACGCTAATTGATATAGGCCGCGGCGTGGTGCTTGTGGCGATCAGCCCATTCACGCTGCGTGGGATTGCCGTCCTTCAGAGCGAGCCACAAGCCCATGTGCTCCATTTGGCGCCCGTGAAACAGCTGCGCGATCTCGACGGTGCTGCCGGCTATCGCCACCGATTCTACGTGGCAACCATCCTCATCGACCGAACCGTACAAGTCGAGGATTAAGTCATCGTCATACTCGAAGCCGGCGTGCAAGAGCTTTCCGGTGACCTGGCGCATTGAGCGCTCGGGAGTATTGGTGTTATCCATGGAAACATCCTCCAACCATGCGTTTGAGGTCTCGATGAGGATAGTTTAGGCCGCGCGGTTCGAGATGGGTAGCCGCTTACGCGAGCGCTAACCGATCATTCCTTTGCGAAATATCAGCGCTTGATCAACAACGGTGCGGATAATCTCCTGATGACCTCACGACGCGATCACCGAACGGCTCTCCTGATAGACCTATCGTTGAATTTCAGGGCGTCCCACGGCCATGCGGCCGCGGCGCGCACCTTGGCCGAATTCCACGTTCCCATTCACATTGCCCTCAGAGTGCTGAATCGCTCAGGCGCGCACCGGCGCCGTCAGTTCATCACGGGAGATGGTGCGACATCCGCGCCAGCTCGGCAGGCTGCACAGCCATGACCTGAACCGCCCACTCCTGCTTCTCCAAGCGCGAATCAGGATCATCCTGATCCCCTACGCGCTCGAAACCTTGGAAGAGCATCTTGTCGCCACGGATCATGACGACCTTCGCGCGCCACAGTTCAGGCAGAATCGGCTTCTGCACGGCATCGTCGCCGGCGCCATGCAGTTTCATCAGCGTTACGTTCTCAATCAGTACCATTGTGAGGTGACCGATCACACCGCCGTCTGCTGCGATTTCGTGATCGCTCTTTCGCTCGCCGTGTCGGCGGAGACGTTTGACTCTGCTATACATACTTCGCGTTCCGCAAACCGCTCAGATAGAGCTCAGTGATTGTGATCCGCGATCTGCTGCTGCAGATTTGACGCTAATTTGCCTACCTCAGACTCAGCATAGATTTCCTGGTCAAAGGAAGCTGACACTTTCTTCACAATCTGAACTGCGTGCTCGTATGCCGGTCGTAGCAGAGGATCGGAAGGCGCTCCCAGTACAACATATAGCTTAACTTTCTCCGGAGTGTCGGCAACACTGGTCATTTGGCCAAGGTACATTCTCGCCTTTGCCTTTATGGATTCTGGGGCCGCCAAATCAAAAGAAAGCGGCTCGACGCAGTGCCAAACTCCATTCTTCCAGGCCGATTGAAAGACGACTTTATCATCGCTTCCTTCGATCGTCTTTTCAGAAAAATATTTTGAAATATGCCGTTGCTCTAGCTCTTTGGAGAAGTTCTTCAGGACGTCAAGATCAGAACGCCGAGAGACAGCGACGCCACCGTCATAATGGGTCACGTGTCTTGCGTAAAGTCGACTCAAGGTGGCGGACAAGTCGACCGATAGGCCGCTTCCCCCTCTACTCCAGCGTAGAGCGCTGTCGTCTTCGGGGAGGATGCTTTTCAATAATGTTGGAAGGTCGTCACCCCGCGGCGCAACCTCTAAAGAGTCGCGATATGCTCCGCTCAACTCGTTTAATCTGGAATTCATCAACCTCATCAACGCTTTGAAATTGCGGGGGTTAAGGTTGGGGAAGAACTGGGAAACGCGGTTATAGGTGGTCCTACATTTCGCTTCCAAATATCCTTCTCGATCTGAGTGCAACACCACTCCGACGTTCACGAATTCGCCGGTTGCGACGTCATGAACGTATTGCAGAATCGAATAAGTGTACGAAACTCTTCTATTCATGAGTAGACCCTCATTGCATTCTCAGTAATTGTGCGAATATTGCTCCGGACCGTATTTAAATAGGCCAAGATGTCGGAGAGCTTAGCCTGATCATATACCCATAACGACGGAAGTGCTCCGAGGTACTCGTCGAAGCGTGCGGCTGGGATAGCCTCCCAAGCCTCTGCAAACCTCTCGAGGCTCTGAATTTTGTCGGAGAAATACGGTCGCCCAAAAATGTGCTTCTCATGCCCATCGAGGCCGCTAAGGCCGCCATCTACCCATGGCTCTCGCCAAAAGAGTACCTGCTCTCGTGCTAAAGACAGTTCATGATCGATCATCATCAAACTATCCCCGGTGAACAGTAAATTCGGATTCGTCGGCAGCCTATCGGAGTTGACGATGATTTGATCAAAGATCGCAATCTCTGCGGCAACTTGAACTTGGCCTTTGGTTACCTTTTGGCTTGTCAGCCAGGTGTTCATAGAGCTCCAGAACGCAGAACCAAACGCAAGTGAACAGCTGTTTGACATAGCCTTAGCGATGACCGGATCGTCGACGATGGCGATGAACTCTGGCTGCAGCTCGACCACGAACGGCTCAGGAACGGGCAGGCCAAGGTCGGCAGCAAGCATTGCGACAATTGCCTCAATTGCTAAATTTTTCTCTTTTTCAAACAGAGTGCTTGAGTACTTGGTGACGACTTCAATAGTGTTGCCGTCACTGTCTTCGCATTCCAAAAGGCACGGGAACGTGCGCCCGCTTTTCATTTTCCTTTTGAACCCAGTAGCGACGACGGTAGTTAGCATCTGATGTTTTTTTCGCAAGTTATGTGGCGGTGCAGGATTTTATCATCAAAATATTTCCAACCCACAAAATAGTGTTGCTCGCTGAACTCAGAAAGGACCTGACGCTTGCCCAAACTCCACTCACAGGCACCCGGCGAGCGCTGCTTCTAACATTCCCTCATACCTAAAGTGCAGCGGCGTGTCGCGCGCGATGGCCAGCACCTTTTCGCCATCGCTGGCGCCCGAGCCGAGCATCAGCACTTCAAACGTCGGCTTGACAGGCATCGCGGACACGCATGGCACGTAGACTGGAATCTTGACCTCTTGCGTGACGGGCTTGGTGGCACAACCGGCCAGCAACAGGGCAAAAGGCAGCGTTGCGCGCCACCGCAAGAGTGAGCACCCATGCGGGTTTGCGGCCATTTCGGACGAGATCCAGCGCCGCGTCTTGTTAAGGAATAGCTTCATTTGATCGCCTCCAAGATGTCATTCACTACCGGCATAGCCTCGGCGCAGGTCGTCGCCTTCGCGCCCTTGGTCCGCGCCAGCACATCATCGAAGCGCCGCCCGTTGGCCGCAGCGAGATCCATTGCCGCTTTGCCGCGTTGCTCCGCGCTCGCCTTCTGCGTCGCAAGTGCTTCGGTCGCCCGGTTCTGCTCGCGGATCGCGGTCTGGTATCCGTCTGCCAGCGCCTTCTGTGCGTCGCGCTCGACAATCGCTTCGTCACGGTCATCTGCCGCCATGTACCAGCCGTGGCCGAGATAAGCGCATGCGGCCAGCGATAGGATGGCCAGCGCGCTTGCGCCGATCTTCCAGATTCCGCCGCCGAGAGCACTGGTTGCTGTGGTTAGGATGTTCATGCCAGCCCCGTCAGGCACAGGTCGCGCTCTTTCGTGCGGCGTTTCGTCAGGCCCGGCAATGTGATCATGACGCCGAGAACACGCGCCTTATCCCATCGAACCAACTGATTGCACGCCGCCTCGTAGTTCCCGGCTCGCAGTTCGCGCGCTGCCTTGGAGTTGCGCGTATCGCACGATACGACCGGGCCAAGGTTATATGTTGCGTCGCCAAACGCTGCGAGGATCGGCACCGGAAGCCCTGGGACGCACCGATTCACGTAGTCCATGGCTTTGCGCATATCCTCGGACAGAAGCGCGTCACACTCACTCAGGCTGTACCTGCGCCCCTTCTGTACGTCCGCGCCCGTATGGCCGTAACACACGGTCAAAATGCCGGGCGGGTCGAAGTACGCGAATTGACGAAGCCCTTCTGCCGGAATCGCAATCGCCGTCGCCAGCGCAGTTGCAGCGGCGATCCTCTGCTTACTTGTCAGCGCCATCACTCAACTCCTTCTGCGCCAGCACGCGCGCGACGACAGCAGCGGTCGTGGTCAGGCCAGCCAAGCCCGCGAACACGCCGTTCGGGATGCCCGCTGGCTGCACAAGCGCGACAACGACTTCAGCCGCGCCGAACAGGGTTGCGGCGATATTGAATTTGACGCTCCACGCCTTCTTGAGTACCGCTTGCCAGTCTTCTACGAGTTGCATGGTTATCCTTTCGAGAAATGTCCAACTGCCCACGTGACGAAGCCGCCGAATGTAGTCGCCGCCCCGCCGACAAGCATCAATGTTTTCCACCCGCCGCGAGCCTCAGAGAGCGCAAGCAGCACCTGGTCAAGCTTCGCCGTCAGTTGCGCATTACTCTTCTGCAGGTCGTCCATGCCTTGCGTCAGATGGGTGACTTGCTCTTGAAGGCGGGCGATATTGATCCGCGCCTCGGTTAGCTCGCGCTGCGTTGGGTCTGTCATTGGAGCCTTACAAAGAAAAACCCGCCGAAGCGGGTTTGGTGAGTGCACGGAGGGTTGACGCCAGTGTGGCCGGGGTATATCGCCAAGGGTCCGGAATGCCCAGCGCGGCGGCGACAGCCTCCGAGCAGAACCATCGGCGCTTGTCGTGTCCGACCGGGCTCACAATGAAGTGGAGGTTGCCGAGCGAGTCGTACTTTAGGCCGCGATGCTTTTCGAACCAGAGGAATGCACGCGCCTCAAGGTGTCTCGGCAGGTCGATAAAGTCCCAATGCGCCGGGTCGAAGTCGATCACCTTGAAGCGCACGCCCTTATCTTCAAACGACGCCGATGCCGAATGGCCAGTCGAGAAAACAAGCTCAACGTGCGAATACTCCGAGCGAGTCCACCAGCGCACCAGACGGTTATAGATACCGGCGACGCCGGGGCGCGTGCCACGGTAGAAGGCGGCGCGGAAGGTCATAGCTCCGCTGCCCGAACAAACATCTGGTCAATTTCGGCTTCGGATTTCCCCATCAGCGGGATCACGTACAGCACAAGAGGGTCATTGCGCTGCACCGTGTTTGACGTGTCAAACTTCGATATCGCCTTGCGCTTTGCCACCGGGTCAGTGATCGTTTCAAAGTAGGCATAAACGTCATCCAGCAGCCCATCATCGATCAGGATTTCGCGGGCCTGCCACATGGCGACCTGCTGCGGCACCACAGGCGGCGGCGTGACAACTGGTGCCAGCTCGACGCCATCACGCGCCGCATTGGCCTGATACGCCGTCCAGTTATGCCGCTGCTCGGCGGTGACCTCGATGTGCGCCGCCTCATGGCTCGCGTGGAGCTCTTGGCTGAAACCGCCGGTCAGTGCGCCGGCCTCGTTGTAAGTGACGTATTCCATTATGCGACCTTCCAAAATTCTGCTTCGGTGTAAACCTCTATCTGCCCAGATATGGACGTTGCAACGCCAAGGCCATTGGTGAAGGCCGCCCCTGTCCAGTGGCGGACCGTCAAGTTCTTGGTTGTAGCCAGCGTGAATTGACCGACGATGAAGGAATCACAACAAGCCCCAGATGCTGCTGGATAGCTGTTCGAACCGACGAATATGTATGACGCGTCTGATGAGTTATAGAGAAATGCTTTGGTTGTGTTGGTGCTGTAGGAAGGAACTCGGATTCGACATTGATAAGTCCCTGCCAATAAGGTTATGGTGTTCGAGGCCAATGACGCGCCAATCGTGTTTGTCTTTACGGTGTTCAAGACCCGTGTTTGCGTGATGTCGGCAGCAACCGAGGTTCCGCCGTTCGTTCCGCTTGCCTGCTCCTCGCGAACGTGCAGATAAGGTGTTCCTGCAGTTGCCGCGCCAGTGGATTTTGTGTAACTGGTGACTATCGCGCCAGTCGTATCGCCACGCACGATCATGCGGTCATTGGCAGCCGTCACGATGTTTGCGGCCCCAGGGAGCAGCAATGCAGCGCCGTGCGTGAGCGTCAAAGCGCCATCGAAAATCACGGTGCGCTCAGCGCCAATAGGAATCGTGATTGTCGTGATCGTCGTCGTGCCGGTGATGTGGATATAGTCGCCGGTCGCGGTAGACAGGTTGACTGTCGCCGCTGACGCAATGTTCGCGCCCTTTACACCATACATGCCGACAATCGTCCAGTTGGTAGCATCGCTCGCCGGGTCGATAGAGCTGACACTTGACGCCGTTTTTTTTCGGTACCCTTGCATGTTCGACGGCGCGATAACAGTTACACCAAGCGCGTATGTCGTTCCCGTGACCCACAGCGCCGCCGTTGATGCGGATACTGCAGCAGCAGCTGAAGACACTGCAAGCGCGGCCTGGTCGGCGGCGGCATCAGCGTCGGCGCCAACCTCCACGGCGAGCGCATTCGCCTGCGTCGCCCAAGTATTCAACTCGGGCGTCATCGCCTTCTGTGCAAGCACTGAAGCCGCCGCCTTCGCACTGAATGTTGCTGGCGTATCCGTTGCCGGATCTGGCACGGCGGGCAATGCGGTAATCACTTGGGTAATTGTCATCAGATAAGCCCTCGGAATGAGATTGGCGCGGTCTTGCCGCTATTGGAAATAGGGACGCTCCACTGGTCGAGAAAGCCGTAGGAGATCGTCATGGAGTAGTCGGTTGAGCCGATGACGACGATTTCGACATCGGTGTAGAGCGTGAGCAGACGGAACGCCTCGGACTCGAAGCCATCGGGAATCTTCACGTCGAAATTGAGGTGCTTGGCGTTCGCGCGCTTGACCATCGTCGTGTTGCCGAGCGTGTCGGTGCTGGTCGTGGAGTAGCTGAGAATCCCGCCCGTTAGCTCCCACTGCGTTTGCCCTATCGTGCGCGACTTGCCGAAGAAGCAGCAGCCAATGGCGGCAGTCCCACCGGTGTTGTCGGCGGTGACGGTCAAGGTGGATGCGGCATAGGGCGGAATATCATCGAAGACTACATCGCCAGAGCGAATCGGCTCTTCGTAATAGAAGTCGTACCAGTTCAGCACGTCATGCTTGACTAGGCTTTTTGTCCGGCTGTAGCCACTGACCGACTGCTCGACAGTCACCGTGGCGGCCTCGACATTGATCAGGGTCAGCGTGTTCGCCAGCTCGCCGAGCGTTACGACGGTGCTGAAGGTGTCGGGCGCCGTCGTCTGGCTGTTCACCGCCTTGTCGAACATTTTCCAGCGCGTCGTTGAGCCGAGCGGAAGCCACTTGGTTGCATCAGTCAGCGCGTTGCCTAGGTTTCCGCCAGCGAGCGATTTGTAAAGCTTATGCGCCGCGAGGTCAGACACGATGTCATTGAGCGCGTAGGTAGTGCCGCCCGCATAAGCCGCGTAGACCGTGCCGAGCACCTTCCACCAGGTGGGCGAGCTGGCGGGCGTGTGGCCCAAGTTCGCAGCTTGCAGCGACTGGTAGACGATCTGCGAAGTGCCAGTTGCCACGCCACGAATGTCACCCGCTGCGTACGTTGTGCCGGCGACGTAAATGGCGACAATCGCCTCCGGAACCGTGCAACTTGTCAGCGTGGTGTCGGTGATCGCAACTGGCCTGATCAAGCGGAAATCGGCGGCGCTCATGGTTGCTCCTTGGTGCGCATCGCGCTGAAGCCGTCAGTTGCAACCTCCAGCCCGTCAGCCACCCGCTTCGTACTTCCAGCAATGGAGCGGTTCTCTTCGCTGTTGTCCTTGCGAAGTTGCTCGACTTCGGCAGTAAGGCGCTCGACCGCCGCGACCAGCACTTCGTTGTTGTTGGATGGATTGCGCAGGCTATCCATCAAGTCCCGTGTGCTGTGAATGCGCGATGCTCCGGTCGCCTCAAGCTCTGGGCTAAGCTCGCCAACCCATCGCAGCCCGCCCATGTGATCGCCGCCATTGGCAAATCCCTTGATAGATGACGTTGTCGGGTGCATCCCGGCGTCAAGTTGACGCTGCACCTCGACCCAGTACGCCTCGGTGTGGCCCGTGAACTCCCACGCCTTGTCGCCCGTGAGGCCTAGCGCGGCGCCGACGCTGGCAACAGCGTGCTGCTTCGAATCGAGCAACGTGGTGCCAGCGCTCTGGATGTAGGCATCCCCGCCGTATTGATCGACATAAGCCTGCACGGCGGCCATGCCTGGCGAGACTGGGCTAGGCGCAGGCGCAGCCATGCCAGCCGCTGCCTTGAATGCCTTCTCGGCCTGCTCCACACTGAGGATGTCTTTGATCCCCTTGAGTACGTCGAGCTGCGCCTGAGCGCCGGTCACGATGGCGTCAAGGCGAGTGATCTCGGCTTCGTGGACCAGTTGAGAGGCGTCTTTCTGCGCGATCAGGGCGGCGAGCGTTTTCTCTTCGACCGATAGCGCTACATCCGCCAGCGCGCCGAGCGCAGCCACGTCGTTCTGCGTCTGGTAAAAGTCGCGCTGGTAGTCCTGAATCGTGGCGAACATGCTCGAAGCGTCTTTGCCGACCACAGAAAGCGCGCCCTTGAGGCTGTCGGCAGATGGCAGGGCGCCGCTAGAACGAGCGATCGCCAGGGCGGTACTGATCTGCGCTTGGGCGCTTGCACGGTCGGAGGCATCCGTGCCTTGAAGCTTCATGCTGCCCAGTGCGCCGCTCAGTGCATCGGACAGGGATTTAGCACTAGCCAGCGCCTTGCCTGACGCGTCGATGCGTGTCTGAATTGCCTTCATCTCGATTGCGTGCGCCGCCGCCTTTGCGGACTTCTCGCGGTCGACGGCCTTTTGCAGCACGCCGAATGCGGTATCAGCGGCGCTGAGCAGGTTGGCTTGAGCCTCTTTCAGGTACTCGACAGCGGACGTGTGGTTCTTGATCGCCTGGATCTCATCGAACAGCGCGCGGTTGGACTGGTCCAGCGCGTCACGCTGCTTGATGAGCAACTGGGTCGAGGTCATGGTGAGGCTGTCGTATTCTTCTTGCAGCGACTTGCGCTCGGATGCGATGTTCGCGATTGATTTGCTTGCATCCTCGATGGCAGTCGTCACCGCTGCGAACGCCGACTCCAAAGCCATCAGTCCGGCGAAGGTCTCTGCGCCTGCCTTAGTCGCCAACATTCCGCCTTCTTGCAAGCCGAGCACCGCAGCCTTGAAATCATCGCGCGTCTTGATGTTTGCAAGGCCCATCGCGGCGAGTTGTTCCGTGACGTGTTTTTGCACTGGCGCCAAGCGCTCGGCTTCGGTCAGGAAGTTTTCGGCAAAGCTGGAAGTCTGCTCTGCCAGTTTGTCGATTCCACCGGACAGCATGATCAGATGCTCGCGCGCGGCCAGGCTGCCGACGCCGACCTGTCCGAACGTCATGCCGATAGAATTCAGCGCGGCGTCGAGCGTGGCATAGTTGGACGCAATCCGGATCACGGTCTCAGCGTAGCCCTCGCCCACCTGGCGGAACTTGTCCATCTCCGGGAATACGGCCGCCGCCATATCATCCATGGTCTTGGAGATAACCCCGTTGAGTGCGTCGGTCAGATCCTGCCCGGTCAAGCCCTTGAGCGAAATGCGGGTGGTGTCGATCACAAGCTTGTCCAGCACACTCGCAACTTGGGCCGCGCCCATTCCCATGCCAACTGCAGCGCTGGTCAAGGCGCCTTCCAGGTTCGTGAAGATCAAGCCGAACTGCGCGGACAACTCGTCGCTCAGGCCCTGAGTCTCGACCGAGTTGCTGGTTTTCTTACTCAGTCCGAACCAACTCGACTTCGTGGTATCCACGCTCGCGTACTGGCTGTAGCCATCACCTTTTTGCAGGTCACGAATGTTGCCGCCGTACTGTACGCCGGAGTCGATAATGCTGGTCTTAGTCTTCCCCCACAGATTGTTCAGGAAGCGCGAGATAGGCTCGATGTCGTTCAACTTTCCCAGGAACCCGCGAATGCCAGGGTTAGCGGTTGAGCCTTCGGCGATGCCCATGTTCGTGCCGTCGACAACACCAGGCGTGCGGATCAAGAGATTGGTCAAGCCCTTCATTGACGCTTCGATATTGCGGAGGGCAGACAGCATGCCGCGATTGATCGGGAGCAGGTCGTCGGAGTGCGATTCAAGCATCTCCAGCGACTTCATGATCGAATCAGTCTTGGCGTCCTTGTCGCCAAACACGCCGCCAGTGCCTTGCTTCTTCTGCGCGTCAGCAGCGGACATGCCGCCACCCGAGCCGCTCCCGCCGATGCCTCCGATCAGCTTGGCGCCGATTGCGACGACTGCGGCCAGCGTTGCAGCGCCGGCGGCAAGGTTGGCTGGGAACGGCAGCGACGCTAGCGCCTTGACGACAGCCGTAATGCCCCAGGCGCTCGCTTCGGTCGCGGCCAAGCCGCTCGATACGCCAGTCTTCGTCGTTTCAGCGGTAACCTCGGTCGCCTTGCTCGCAACAAACAGGCTGGTGAATGCCGTCGTGAGGCCGCTTTTCGTCAGCATCGTCTCGATAGCCATCGCCATCTCGGCAGCACGGAATGCTTTCTCGGCGCCTTCCATGACTTTGTAGCCAGTCGTGTTCTCTTTGAAGAATCCCTTGGCGGCGCTGGCCATGTCGCCGTACGAGCGTACCTTTGCTTGGGCGCTCGCGTGCGCGGCTGCAATCTCAAGCTTGGCGATCTTGTCGACATTGCCGGCATTCTTCGGGTTAGCTTTGTCTGCCGCCAGTTGGGCCGTGATGGCCTGCTGCTGCACGGCGTAACCGGATAGCGCGGTCGTCAGTCCGCCGATTGCGGAGCCGACGCGCCCGAAGGATTCGGCCATTCCATCGGCAGCGGATTTCGTGGCGTTGTCGACCGCTACCAGAATGTCGAGCAGTTCTTTGGCTTGAGTGACATCAAGCCCCATATCTTGCGCGGTATCAGCCGCTTGCGCGGCGGCGAGGCCCTTTAGCGCGTCGATCCGTCGCTGGATATCGGCAATACCAGCATCAGTCAGGACGAGAGACTGCTTGGCAGCTTCCAATTCCGCGATCTGGACCGCCGTGATCGCCTCTGGCAGCATGCCGTATGTCTTGACCTTGAGGATCAGCGCGGCAGTCTGCGCTGTGATCTCGTTGACGCCGCCATTGGATGAGTCCGCAGCCTCGGCCGCCAGCTTCTCGGCCTGCGCCTTTGCTTCCCACGCCTCGGTGGCGATATCGAGCGCCAGCGCCTCACTCATGATTTGCATGCGAAGAGAAAGGGTTGGCGCCTTGGCGGCCTCACGCGCGGCGTTCATCATTCGCATCTGTCCGGCGTTCAGGCCTAGCTGCGATCCCTCGATCTTCATCGCTTGGATGAAGCTCTCGGCCGCCTTGACGGACGCGGCATATTCTGCGGCAGCTTTTTTCGCTGCGGCCTTCCGCTCGCTTTCTTGGTCGTTCAAGAACGCTTCAGCTTTTCGCCGCGCGTCTGCAGCCTTAGCATCATCAGCGCGCTTCTCGGATTCAGCCTTGGCAGCCACAGCACGCGCCTCTCCCTGAGCTTTGATTCCAGCAAGGAGTGTTTCGATATCGCGCTTTTTATCCGCAATCTCACTATCCCAGGCCCCCTCACTACCCCAAAGCAGATAGCCGAGGATCGGGACTGACTCTTTCGCGTTTAACTGGTAATTCTCAAGCACCTCAAGTTCCGCTCGCAGGTCGCGGATTTTCTTGGTGTCACTGGCAAATTCATTCGTAAAGGTGAGCGCGCCAAGTGCGCCCAGGCCTACCCAAATCGATTGCAGCAGGCCAGATTCCTCGTAGGCGGTCTTCATGGCGCTCGATACTTGATTCAACCCAGGAAGCATGTCGCTAACCAGCTTCGTCTTAAACCCACCGACGGTGATATTCAGATCTGCAAGGCTGTCGTTGAACTCGTCGGCCTTATCGGCCATTTCCTGGGTCGCGCCCGACATCGCCTTGCCCTTGGCGATCATCTCCCCGATTTTCGCCCCACCTTCGGATAAGAGTGGCGCAGCCGACGCCCATGACTTCCCAAGCGTCGCCGCTCCTAATGCCGCGCGAGTCTGCGGATCATCAATGGCAGAGAACACATCCGCCAGCTGCTTGAATGCCTCAAGCGGCTCTTTTGCAGTCACGCCAAGACGCGCATATTTCTCGGCGTTCTTCCCCATGTTCATTGCGAGCTTGTTAATCGAGTCGGCAGCGCCGGCCAAATCACCGCCCGACTGCATCGCCGCCAGCTTGAGGCCAGCCAGATCAGCTACCGCGATCTTTGTGCTCTTGCTCAGGTCGTTTAAATTGTCTGCGGCGTCAATGACACCCCTGACCATGCCAGCGAACGCGCCAACAGACAGCGCGCCAGCTATAGCGCCGAGTGCAGTCTTTGCGATGTTCGCGGCCCGCGCCATGCTCTCGGTCGCTTGCGATACCGTCTGGCGCGCTTGGTCCATGTCCTTTTGGAGGCGCGCAACGGAGGCGAAAAGTTGCAGCTCAATGGAACCAGCGATCATGGGATGCCTTATTTGAAAATGAAAACGCCCAGCAAATTGCCGGGCGCTTCGGTCTAACCTAGGAACGTGTCGAGATTCCGCAGAATCTCCGCCTGCTTGAGCCTTGCGGCATCGGTCGAGTCGGCAAACGGCGGCGGGCAATCGCGCTTAGTGGCCTTGTGCGACTCGTTCAGGTATTCAATGGACAGTCGCCGGAGGGTCTTGCACTCCCATGGCGACAAGGTGATACCCTCGTTTTCCTGGTAGTTCCGCAACTCTGTGTTGTTGATTGATTCGTCGCCCAACGTCGGACCTACTTGCCAGAAGTGTTTAAGCAGGTACTCGGCATCGCCAGGCGGCGGCATGTCCGGCTCAAATTCGTCGTCGCGGGCGGAATCCTTCATCCTCTGAAGCCGCGTTATGGACGGGCCTTTTGACTTGTCGGATTCATGCTTGTCCGGCGCGGTACCGAGCCATGCGCCGTGCCGGACATAGATGCTTAATTCATCGCCAGCGACTTTTAGAAATTTTCCCAGCCGATGTGGAACTTGACGACTTGCTCAGTGATGTAGCCGAGCTTCGGATTCGAGTACAGGTCTTTAGCCGAGATTGGGAAGTTCTCGATTTGCGTGGTAACAGCCGACAACTTCTCGGCTCGCTGGGCGATGTTGCCCTCGACCGTTTCCTTCGCGTGCTTGCCGCGCATCGCCGCATAGGTCTTGATGGTGGCAGCCGTGTCGATCCGGTGCTGAGCGTCCATCGCCTCTTTGGTGCCGGGGCTGCGCACTTCGATGCGGACGGGCTGGCCGTTGAACAGCAATGGCGCGTCGCCCTTCTTGTTCTCGACTTCCAGCCATGCGGTGTCGATTGCTTCGAAGTCGGCTACGTTGAATACTGCTGCGTTGATTTGGTCGGTCATGGTGAGTTCCTAGTCGTGGGTGATTGGCTGTTGCCAGAGGGGTGCTGAGTGGATTGATGTAAAAATTTAGATGGTGCAGCCTTCATGAAGCCTGCGCTTCGCTTCGATGTAAGCCGCGTGCGCCAACTCCGGCGAGTTAAAAGACCCGAGTCGGTAGGTCTTTTTGTTGGCGTCGATTCGTGCGCGCCAGCGGTTTTTATCAGGAATAACGCCAAGCAGGCCCGTGCTGCTACGCACGCACGCTTGTCTAAGGTTTTGGTGATTAATATTGCAGGAGACATCGCGCAGATTAGCGATTCGGTTATCACTTTTGACGCCGTTTATGTGATCAATTTGATCAGAGGGCCACTCACCATGAACATAAAGCCAAGCGAGACGATGGCCTTTGTAGTTCCGACCGTCGAGCCTCATCTGAATGTACTCGCGACTACTCTTATGTCCCGCAATCGCCCCTGCCTTAGCTCGCGCACCGCACGTCTTGCGCCAGATGAAAAATCCTGTTGCCTCGTCATATATGAAAAGCTCTCTGAGGCGACCTGCCGTAATCAGCGGTATTTTTTGATTCATGATTTGGCTTGTGTGATTAGCCCGTGCCAGCCGCCGCGCCCACGAAGGCGACAGCGACCAGCCGGTGCTGGGGTTGGCCGGATGGCCGTGAGGGATTACGCGACGCCGATGATGATTACGTCGTAGGTGACGCCGGTGCCGCCAGCGCTGTTCGTTACCGTCAGCATGTCGGCGGTGGTCGCGGTGACGGGGTAGCCGTTCGCGTCCGGAGCGACCAGGGCGATCATGCCGCCCGGCTTGACCTTCAGCGTGTGCGTCGCCGCGCCGAAGAACGAGAAACACGCTGCGGTGGCGTGACCGCCTACCACAACATCATTCGTGTTCGCAGCCGAAGCCTTGATGATCAGCGCCTTGATCTTGGTGAAGGTGATCGCGGCGCCGAAGGCATCGATCAGCGTCGCGGCCAGGTCGAGGTTTTCCGTTCCACTGGCGGCCAGCGTGCGCGTGTCGGAGAACAGCGACTTGGCCTGATTAGCGCCGGTGCCGTCAGTGAGGGCGAAGTTGCTGGCGTTATTGACGTTCTGCGTCACGTCACCCAAATCGAGCGCATTGACCAGAGTGGCCCCGAGCGAGAGCGTGATGCTTGCATTGAGGGTAGCCATGATTTCCCCTTATGCCTTGATGGTGTCGGTTTGGCGCAGCAGAGTGAAAGCGCCCTGCACCACGTTGTCAACCGTACCGTTGTTCTCGACCATCTTCATCACTTGCGCGGTGAAGTAGCGAATGGCGCCGCTCTGCTTGACCATCTTGAACGAATAGATGGCATTGGAGTTGGCGGCCGCGTTGATGATGATCTGACCAGCATCGGCCTCATCCCATCCGCAGGTGAAGTCCGCGTTCGGCAGTTTGTAGCTGGCCTTCTTCTCCGTCTGCTGGGCGCTACCGACAGGGGCGTGAGTGGCTGTGTTGTACTCACGGCCAAGGACGCTACCGATGTCGGTCAACTCGCCGACGGGAGTCCATGGCAGCGCGGCAAACGCGCCGGCGGTTTGGGAGCCTGGCAGGGACGCCGAGATGGACACGGCGGTATTCGCTACTGTTTCATAAGTCATGGCGTTACCTTTCGATCAAAAGAACCTGCCGTGCAAGAGCGCGTGGGCAGGCAGGTTGGGAAATGGGCGTAAAAAAAAGCCAGCGGGTTAGGCTGGCTGCGGTGAATCTGGAAGTGTTTAATTTGGCTCGATGTATGTCACTTTGAAATCACGGCTCTGCTCGAACGTCGGAACTGACTCGTCGCCCATATCGGGGCCGACCGTATCGCGTAGAACGCTGCGCACGTCCACGCCGGCAATCGTGCCGGTATGGACGCCAGCCCCGAGCTTTGCGGCCAGCAGTAGGGCCTTCTGCTGCGGATATGATGTGCCGTACACCGTCACCTGGATGCGCGCCGTAACTAGCGTCGCGGGTCCGCCGTTCGCGATCGTGATCCGCTCTGGGCGACTGATTTCCTTGATGCCGATTGCGGGAAGTGCAGTCCCTTGCGGCACGCTCCCGGCGAATACCTTGCTGCCGACAATCGCGGCGACTGGCGCATGCGCGAGAAGCAGGGACCGCATCACAACAACCGCGTTCATTTCTTGCGCGACTTCGCTTGGGGTTCGGGCGATGGCTCATCGACCGGCGCGGCCACTTCGACCACAACCGGATTCCAGTCGTCGTCAAGTTCAACAGCGGCATAATTGGCGATGTGCGCGCGCCCCATCCGCTCGCCGAGCGGAGATTTCACGGTTTCGTAGTCCTGACCCTCTTCCAGATCGTCTACGGTCACGCCGTTGAGTGATCCGCGAATTGATTTCGTCATTCTGATTTTCATTCTGCCTCCGGTGCTGGTACGTTGATGCCTTCTTTGGTAAGGCGTTCGCGGATTTTTGCGGTTACCGCCTCAATCGCTGCGCCACTCTTGCTGTCAAATGACGGGCGCATAAATGGCGATGGCTTTGCGCCGGGGTGGCTCACAACCGGCCCGATAAATGTATTCCCGATTTTTAGCGCATTCCTGTTGATTGTCCTCATCGACATATACGTCAACTTATTCCGCTTTCCAGTCAGTCGCCAGTTGATCGGGCGCTCGCTATCCTGCACCTTGATTAGGTGGGGCTTCGTGCCATACTCGACCATGTGGGCGTAATAGGCGATCTTGGGATCTGTTTTCACTGTGGCGCGCACAACGCCTTTTTTAAAGCCGGTCGAAACCTTGATGCTTTTGCGGAGTGCGCCGGAATCGACAGGCACGTTCGCCCTGGCTTCATCGCGAAGAACCGCAGCCCCGGCACGAAGGGCGGCGCGCATGATATTCCGCTCCACCTTTACTGGAAGGCTGCGAAGGAACGCATCCAACTCCTTGCCGCCCTTGATGATTTGGTCAGCCACCGTACGCCTCCAATCGGAATTCGTAATGCACTCGGTCATCGAGCATCGCTGGCCCGGAGATGATCTGCATAATCAGGTCGCCACGGCTATGCAGAACGGCGCGCATCTTGCCGGTCACTGCGCCCGCGCCCTGCATTCGAAGCCTGCTGCGCCTAACGCTCAAGTCAAGCCCGTTAGAGGTCGACTCGGCGCGGCTTGGAAGCTCGTCCTGTACGTTGGCCCAGTAGCGGTCCAGCAGCGTTACCCAGTTCTCGACTGGAGTGCCGTAGTCTGGATCGACCCCGCCGATGTTGTGCTGGATCGACACCTTTTCGTCGCGACGGAATGGGGCGACCATCAGCCGTACACCTTGTACGGATGTATCTTCCCGATGAGATAAGGCGATGGAGCAGTACCAGGTGTGGCGAAATGCTCCTGAATGCGGCCCAGGATGAAGCTCTTGAATCCGTCAGGCACGCTGGCTGCGGTATCGCCATATCCATGCACGGCCACCACGCTAACCGCATTGATCCGGCAATACGTGGCAGGCCAAGTGACATTCGGCGCCGGAACGATGTACCCTGGCTTGCTTTTTCGGTCGATGGTGTAATCCGCCGGGTCAAGCGTCTGCTCGATGTTATCGAGGTCAAAATACTTGACGCTTGTGACTGACTGGAGTTGCGCCAGCGGCATTCGAATGCTGCCGGGGCCGTTACCCATGTCGGCCTTTGGGAACCTGTCGAGCGTGATCTCGTGAGTTTGCGTAATGAGCGCATGGCCGGTGTAATGTTCGGCTTCGATCATAAGTGCGCGCACCTCGATTTCGATAGCCTCGTCGTGGTCAGTTCCGTTGACGCGCGCCGCGTTTCGCGCGGAAGTCAGCGATACCGCCATTTCGACAGGCTCGACAATTACTTCGGATGTCATCGGCTATTCCTCTGTGTTGCTGCTGGACGGGACTGCGCGCCACTGGTTGGCCGCGACTGACTTTCATTGCGTTGCGGCGAATAGCCTGAGCCGGATGGGGCGCGGGCGTAAGTGATGCCCGAGCTGTACGTCATATCCACCGCATATCCCGTAAGCGCGTAGATTCCAACGCCTACTGTCAGCCGGCGCGCCGCGCTGAGCCCTGCCGCGCCGCCCGTGATGCTGAAGCCTCCCGCTCCTGCACTCAACCGCCGCCCCATCGCCATCCCCGCGCCGTTGGCGAGGATCGAGAAGCTGCCCGGCGCAGCGGTCAGACGTCGACTCGCGCGCAAGGCTGTCGCACTGCCGGTGATGGTGAATGCGCCGGCCTGCGCGGTCAGGACATTGCCACCCGGCGTGTACGTCAGATTGGCCGCATGCCCCGTGATGCTGAGCGAGCCGGTGGCGGCGACTAGGCGGCGGGCGGGGCGCAGGCCGGCGACACCACTAGTCAGCGCAAACGATGCCGGTGCTGCCGAAAGCTTCCGCGCGGCGCGCAACCCGGTGGTGCCACCAGTCAGTGCGAACGTGCCGACGGCGGCCGCGAGCTGGCGCGCAGCCTTCAGTCCAGCGGCTGATCCGGTGATGGAGAATGAACCAGGTGCAGCGGCGAGCTGGCGCGCGACAGCCATTCCGGCAGCATTGCCCGTGATGGTGAATGTGCCGGTGGCGGCGGACAGTGTGTAACCGGCTGGCGCTCCTACGGTCTCGTCAACATACCCGACACCCGGTATCAGGCGCGGGCCGCTGCCGGTTTCTTCGACGTAGCCGAAGCCCGGTATCAGGCGTTGCGCCATTAGCTCACCTGTAGATTTGGATCAATGTAGACAATCGCGCTTGGCTTGGCGAGGAATACCCGCGCATGGAAATAGCCAGCCTCCTGCGGCATGAATGTCACCGACAGCTTTTGCTTGTTCGGATTGGTCATACCGGTGGTCGCCCATGTCGCGCTCGATGCAGTCTGGTCGGCTGCCGCAGCAAGGAAATCGGCCTTCATGTCTTCGATAAACGTTCCTTGAGGATAGCCGCTGGCGCCTAAATACTGCACTTCCAGCCAGATATCGGCATCGGTCAGGTTGGTGGCGCTGTCGTGCAGGATTTCCGCCGTCACGGTGATGGCGCTGCCCGTCGTCGTGTTCCAGCGGTTCATTACGGGCGATTCCAGCGGCGAGAAGTACGGGCGCACGCTGGCGTTGGTGACTTCCATCTTGAACGAGAACGGCGTGTCGCTGCCCCATGTGCCGCCCGACTTAATGAACACCGGGTCGGTGTTGATGCTGCCGGTAAAATCCGTGGTCTTGAGACGGTAATTGGTGTCTGCGCTGTCGCAGTTATGCATTTCAGCGCGGAAGCCGGGGTTTACTACTGCGCCGCCAGCCAATTCGCCGTTCCACGAAGCGGGCAGTTTGCAGTTGGCGAACGTCACATGGCCGCTGGTAGGCAGGCCCGTTTCGATCAGGTTGGCCGATGTGCCAAGATTGACCAGGTCTACGCCGTGGAACTCGGCATCGATCACTTGCTGGCAGCTGGCCGCGATCAGGTTGGCACTTGCGGCACTTCCCGAAGCGATGCCACCACCAGTCCAGCGGAATTTGGCGCTGCTGAAACGCATCCTTTGTGTGGTTGCTGCAAACTTCACTTCCGCTTGCTGGAATATGGTGACTGTTTCAGTGCCGCCCGAAGCCGATGAGCCAAACGACATCAGGGCGTTGGCCGTACCGCCAAGCTCTAAAAGGCAATTGGCGTAAATCTGCTTGTGCCCGTCCAGGTTATTCAGCGTCATGCCAGACGTCGCACTGGTGCTGCCTACCCCGGCCCGGAAGTTGACGCCGTAGTCGTAGATGCAGCCCGAGATGGCCAGCGAACTACCCGTACCGGTTCCGGTCGCCACCACGGCGGTCTCCGCTACGGCGGTTGGTGGCATCGCCCCATCGTTGACGCAAATGACATACACCGGGTTTGCGGCAGTCCCAGCAAACGTGAGCGTCATGGCGCTGTTCTGCGATTCCGAGTGGGCGTGCGACACATAGATGGTGTCGCCCGGCGCTGCTGCCGTCGCCGCTGGCAGCAGCGTGAGGTGGGCATTGGCCCATGAACTGCCGTCAGCAGTACCTGCTGCGCCGCTTTTAACGTACCTGATAGCCATTAGTCGGCTCCGATCACGGCTGCGCGCTCAGTGGTCAGCTTCCCGAGTTGCAAAAGGCGAGCGATGCCGGGGCGTGCTAGGGTCATATAGACCGCCTTGGACGAATCCAGTTTCTTCATAAAGAAAGCCACATGGATATCGGCTTCTGCCGCCTCACGGGCATCTGCATATTCCTGCGCCGTGAAGCGGTCAATGAACTCGTAGTTCGTGTAAGGCACTTCCATACCAACCACCGCCAGCAAAGCCGCCTTGCGGTCGGCCAGCGTCTGCGTGAAGACTTCCGCCGCCGCTTCCAGCACCATGCCGACGTTCAGCGTGCCGTCCCACAGCCACGTGCGCTTGAACTCGCGACCATCGTCGGCAACGTGCAATTCGTGAATCGGAATGCGCCCGTCGGCCTGCGCCGGGCCTTCGGTGAAAGTGGACGCGACGATCATCGTTATGCCAGCGCGAGGACGCCGGCTGCGGCATCAAAATCAATAGTGAGGCTCTCGGTATCGGCCAAGGTGATGCTCGATCCGTAGTCGTAGAAGCCGACAAGCGCATCAGCGGGTGATGTGGCAGTGTCGTTAAAAACGACGGCGTACCGGAACGGGCCCACGCTACCGCCGGTCGCGGTGATAACCTCGTCGGCAATGACAACCTTGGCAGTACCAGCAGCTTCCGACAGCACGACGGAATCAAGAGCGTAGCCTCCAGCGACGTAGCCACCAGTTGCGGCAATCTGCGTGATGTCGGCCAGCACGGCATTGGCAGCCGATGGCGCGGTATTCGTCAGGGCCACCTTGAAGGCGTGTGCCGAGAAATTGTGGACGCCCTTGAGCACCTGTTCGGCGAAGTCATTGAATTTCTGGAACGAGGCCATGGACTACCTTTCAGTGAGATTTGTACTTGTCGCCCCAGCACACGCCGCCCTTGAACAGGGCCTGGCGGAAGCTTGCGATCTACGGGTTAGTGGAAATAGCTCTGAGCTTGAGTCGGCCGATCTATTCAGCGCACCGAGCGCGAATGAATTCCAGCAGACCCTCATCTGATTCGAATCGGCCGATGTCATCCTCGAAGATGGCCACAGCGCCGCGCCGACCGCGCACGACGTAGCAAATTCCGGATGGATCGAGCGCAAACTCGCGCATCGCGGCGATGAGGTCGGCATTGGTGCTGGTCATGGCGCGATCAGATGTGGGGATTCAGCGCCAGGCGTTGCGGCCGGCGCTAAGGGGAATTCGGGGCGGGTTACTTCACCAGCGACTCGGCGTATTCGACGGCCGCAGGCTCCGCATCGAGGACACCATGCAGGGATGCGACCAGGCTCGCATCGATGACCGCGACCTCGTTGCATTTGCCGTACTCGCACTCGACCAGCACGCGAACCTTGACTTGGCCTTCGGCGGCCTTCTGGTTTTTTGCCATGATTTTCTTTCGGAGTTGAGGGAAGCGGCGAGCCGGGGCCCGCCGCGCGCGCCGACTTAGGTGGCCGAGTTGCTGTACGTCTTGACTGCGCCGCCCACGTCGATCAGGTTGCCGCCTGAACGCTGGAAGGCCAGGAAGCCGATCTGGCCCTTACGGGTAAATGCCGAGTCGGTGAAGCGGAACAGGGTCAGGTCCATCACGTCGCGGATTAGGTACTTGTTAAGCTGACCGAACAGGATCGACTTCGCGTTGGCAGCCATCACAGGCATGTGCTGGTTGATCGTGATCGCGCGGTTCATGATGCGATCTGGCGCGCCGCCAGGGTTGCCGGACTCATAGCCTGGCACGAAGATCGGACGACCTTCCAAGTCCTTGATCTTGCGAACCGCCTTCAAGGTCGAGTCGTGGAACATGTAGCCAACGCCTGGAGCGCCGCGGTAGACCGGATCGACCGAGTGCTCCAAGTCCACCAGGTCGTCGTAGGTGACAGTCACGGTCTGGCCGGTGCCGCCGATCTTGCCCGCGCCAGCTGCGGTGACCAAGCCCATCGGCTGGCCCGTGCCAGTGCCAACGGTGAAGTGGCGGTTCTGGATACGGCCGAGGCGCAGAGCCAGAAGTGTCTGGACGTAGGCTTCGATGTCGATAAACGAGTCCTGCACCAGTTCGAATGGGATCGCGATATCCTTGGACGAATACTTGAACACGTCCATGGTCGCATTGCCAAACGTGGTTTCTCCGTTGGCAACGACGACGTTCTGGCCAACGATTTCGCCTTCTTCTGCAGTGGAGTCAGCGGTCGGGAAATTCATCTGCGTCCCGGTGGCGGTGCGGATCACGGACGCGACAGCGCGCATGCCTCCGAATGCCTTCATCGCCGCTTCCAGCGTCTTCTGGTATTCCGGCGCCGTGGTGTAGCCGCCTTCGGCTGCGGTGGTGGTGCTCATCGCATTGCGAATGTCGGGGCTCTGGCGGGCCAGCATGCGGTTGCGGTCGCCTTCGGCCATATTCATCAGGCCGCCGGCCAGGTATGCGCGCAGCGCCTGCGACTCTTCGCCCTGCTTCGATGTGTCGCGGGTCGCCGCGTTCAGCGCAGCTTCGTGCTGCGCGGCCGGATTGTCGGCGGCCAGTTTCGCCATCCGGTCCTCGCGCGAGATTTCGTTGTCGATCGCCTCGATTGAAGCCAGCACGGCGTCGAGCTTTTCGGCTTCGGCAGCCGGCATGCGTTGGTCGGCCGGGTGCTTGTTATTCAGGTCGTTTGCTTTTTTGGCTTCGATGTTGCGTTGTTCACGCAGTTGGGCGAGCTTGGTCATGTGGTGCCTTTCGGTAAGTGGTCCGCTCTCGCGGCCCGGGTTGGGGCGAAAAAAAACCGCCCGAAGGCGGCTTGCTTAGTGGCGCGAGAGCGTCAGCTAATTTGGAGGCGCGACAGCATGCCAATGCGCTGCTGCTGGCGGGCGCGGTGGTCGTCTGTGATGCTGGTTTCTTCGGGTTGTTCGGGCGGCTCCGATTGCCTTGGCGCGTTTGCGTATGCGGACAGGTTCCACTTGGCCGAGGCGCGGGCGTTTGCCGCCGGCGCCTCGATGATGCTGTCCGCGAAACCGTTCTTCACCGCCTCGTCGGCTGTGAACCAAGTTTCAGCCGCGCACCATTCGCTGACCTGCTCGATCGTGTTCCCGCTTCGACGGACGTATTCTTCGTACATCGATTGGTCGCATTTGCGCAGCAGCTCGACGGTGGCCAGCAGGTCGACGTCATTGCCCATCGCGAAGGTCCACGTTTTGTGGATCATGTATTTCGAGGCGGCCGTCATGTTGACGACGTCGCACGCGCATGCGATCGCCGTCGCCGCACTGGCGGCGTAGCCTTCAATCTGCATTGTCACTTTGGCGGAATGCTCGCGCAGCGCCTGACACATGGCCTCCGCAGCAAAGACATCGCCACCAGGACAATTCGTGTAGATCGTGATTTCTTCTGTTTCTAGCGCGCGGACGGCCGGCACGAAGTCTTGCGGACAGATGCCGCCCCACCACTCCGCAGTTGTGCGATCGGCGACGATTGGGTCGTATAGATAGATTGCCGCTGCGTTACCCTTCGCCAGAATTCTAGATTCGATCGGCGTGAACTTGCGCCGGTTTTCAGCCAGCAGCTGCAGCAGATTTTTCATCAGTGGTTTTCTCGGTTGGTGATGGGGCGGGCGCGACAGCAGTCACTTCCAGCAGCTCGTCGCCGTTGTCTTTCGGCGGTAAGTTCTTGGCCTTGCGGACTTCGTTTTGAGTCATCCAGCCCGGCTCGCCGGCGCGGCCGAGGGCGATGCGCAGCGCTTCGTTTTCGCTTTTGAGGTCGCCGCGCTCGATGTCGGCCAGGTCGAAGCGCAAGAACAGGCGCTCGCGCGTCGGCCACAGTTTGCGGTTGAACTCCTGCTCGAATTTCACGAGGTCGCGCTTGAGGGTGAATTTGACGAAGCCGCGCCCCATGTTTTCCACCCCGGCCCCCCAGGAGGTGGACTTGTCGGTATGCCCGATCATGTGTGGAGGGACGCCCAGCACCCGTGCGATCTGCTCGACCTGGAACATGCTGGTAGCGAGGATCTGCGAGTCGGCGGCCGAAAGGCTCAACTGCTTAATGTCGAGGCCCCCCATCAGAACCGCAGGCATGTGCGACTTGGCAACGCCGGCGTGTTTGTCGTTCCAAGTCGAACGGATCATATTCGCCTGATCTTCGCTCAGGCTGCCCGGTGCCGTAATGGCAAAGTCAGGACGGGCGCCATTTGTGAAGAATCGCGAATTGTATTCGTCCGCGGACAGCGCCGTGCCGACTGCCTGCCGGGCGGCGTACGTGATCGGCGATGGGCTGCGTAGCCCATCGAAGCCCAGACTCGGCACATGAATCATGTCGGCCGGGTGTACTGTGTACTGCGCGCCGAGCAGCGGCGTGACTCGGTAAAACAGGTTGCCGGCTGTGTCGCGGAACGGTTGCACCCGATTAGGATGATGTGGCACGAACCCGGTAACCTTGGAACTGCGGAAGGACGGGCGCAGAATCTCAGCAAAGCAGTCGCCATAGAACAACCGCGAGCTGACCATGAATTCCCAGAACACCGCCGCCGACAGGTCATCATTCGGCGACTCGTTCAGCAGCCAGAAATACGGGTGGTCGACAATCTCGCGACCATCGACCGAGCGCGCGTACACCGGCATCGGCAACGTGGAAATTGCGCCTGCAATCAGCGCCACGCACGCATAGACCGCCGACACTCGCATGGCGGTGGTTTCGCTCACGGACGGGCCGCCGACGCCGCCGGCGCCGCTAATTAGGTTCGCCAGCTCTTGCACAGTTAGGTTCTGCTGCGATGTGTTCGAAGCTTGCACCCGCTCCGCGCGCCATGCGTTCAGGACCACGCTTCCGGGCTGACTGACCCGCTCAGCGTTGTACCAGGTGGCTTGCTTCATAGGATATAGATTCCGGGGGTGGGTTCAATTTCGACGGCTTCTTGCATCACACCGATGGCCATTAAAAGCGCGCACATGTCGTCAATCTTTTCCGGCGCCTTCTTCTTATCAGGCGCCGTATTCATGTTTTGGTCAGTGCGCGCGATCAGATTTGATGCGCACCAGTTCAATACCGGATCATTGCCATGCGCCAGATTTCCGCCGACGTATGCGATCTCCAATGCTTGCATCGCCGGGTGGTAGCTCTTCGGGCCTTGGATAAATTCCTGCATCGGGACATTGGCCGCTTGCAGCTTTTGCACCAATTGCTTGGCGTTCCATCCGTCGTAGCCGACCATTTGCAGATTGAAATCGGCCTTGGCCTTCAAAATGCAGGCCTCGACAGCGTCGTAATCTGTGACCTCGGCGCCGGATTCGATCAGAATTCCGCCCTGGACCCACGCCTGATACGGCACTAGGCCGCGCTCAGTGCGCCCATGCACCGCAGCCCCTGGCACGAAGCGCCAGCCGTGCGTGTAAAGGACGCCATCGACATTCCAAACCAGTCTGAACGAGGTCAGGTCGCGCGTACTCGCAAGATCCAGCCCGCCCCAGCACGGGAATTGGCGCAGCCACTCAAGGTCGACCGCGCCTTTGCAAGCCTTCCACTTGACTAGGTTGACCCAGCCCCCCGCAGCCGCAGATGGGCGGTTCAGGCGCTTGATCTTGAACTCGGCGTGGCGACCGGGCATGGACTTCGCCTCGATTGCCTCTTTCCGAATCTCCTTCATCAGGAGTGGGTTGACCTCCATCAGCGGATTCGCCTTGATCCACTTCGACTCATCAAAGTCGTCGTCAGCCGGGATGCCCTCGGCCTTGTCTTCGTCGTCGACCGCGAAGTAAATCGCGAGGAAGTGATCCGCCTCAACTACACCCTCAAGCAGCTGCTTGGCGAAGTGGCGAATCTCGCCCCATGGGCCCGGGCTCTCGTAGCCCTCGGTCGTCGTGTAAAGGAAAAGTGGGTTGCGTCGTGCGCCGGCCGCCGACTTCAGGACGTTCAGCAGGTCGTGTGTCTTGTGTGCGTGGATCTCGTCGATGCCGCAGTGCGAAGGGTTCAAGCCGTCCTGAGTGCTGGCCTTGGCGTTGATCGGCTTGAACGTGCCGCCCACCTCGTAGCGGGCGATCGCATTAGCGAACGGCTCCAGCGTGAACTGTTCGCGCAGGTCGCCGACCTTTTCAACGATCCGCTTTGCGACGTTGAACACGATTCGCGCTTGGGAGCCAGTCGTCGCCGCGCTGATAACCTGCGGTCCGTTCTCGACTTCGCAGCAGAAGCAGTAAAGCAGGATGGCGGAGCAGAGGAAGGACTTCGCGTTCTTCCGAGCTACTGCGAATAGCGCGGTTGTAAAGCGTCGCGTGCCGTCCTGGTTGCGGAATCCGAACAGGCAGACCACGAAAAGCACGTGCGACGGGTGCATGACGACGTTTTCAGTGTCCCATGTGCCCTCAACGTGCGGCAGCTTCTCAATGAAGTCGCAAGCGTCAATCGCATGCCACTCGTCGAAGATGAAGCTATTGCCCTTCTTTTTTGCGCGCCTTAGGTCGTCGAGGAAGCGCTTTGCAGCCAGGCGCACCCACTTACCGAAGCGCTTTCGGTCCTTATCGTCGACCGCGGCTTGCGCGTAGTCGATGGCGATCTGGATGTAATCACGCTGTCCGCTTGCCGTTACCGGCGAACTTGTTTCCTTTGTCTTCTTGGCCAACTGGTTTCACCTTGCCTTGTGCGACCGGCGTCAGGCCAAAGTCGTTTTCCATATTGCGCAGGGTGCCCGCCATGCTGGCGGTAGGAGCTTCACCTGCCGCATACAGTTGGACGATTTTGCCGTGCAGGGCGCACAGCATTCCTAGCGCGGACAGCCCGCCCTCGGTGAGAAGTTTGTTTGCAGTGAGGATGCCGGCGAGGCGATCCCACTCTTTGACCGCGTGTGAGTTTGGCAGCCAGTCTGGCGCCTTCGGGACGCTTGATAAAGCAGGGAGATCGACGCCGCCTTCGGGCTGCCGATCCTTTCTTTCTGTTCCGGCGACCATTTTGAGGCCGGCCGGTTTCTTGCCTGGACCTGGCATGATGCCCTCCGAAAAACTGTTTTTCTATCCTGACTGTGCGAATTAAAAGGGGGGGCGCGGTCCTAGGCAGTAATCGCCCCAGAGATTTGACCCGCCCCCCGCCCTATGGCAACTAAATGCTGCGATGCAACCGACGGGCTAGGTCACCCGCATATCTTTACTGCTGGCGCGCTTTGCTTCGACCTTCTCATAGCTGCTGGCTCGTCATAGCTCAACTGACCGGCGCTAAGCACATCCTCAATGACTCGCCTAGCGTCCTGCAACGTCCCGCGAAACCATTCCTTTCCGCGATGCAGAGGGCAGATCATAGCGAGCCCATCAATGCATGCCGACTCAACCGCTGACAAATCGGCATACTCTTCTGTTATGCAAAACACGATGCAATCCAAAACCCCATCGCCATTAGCAAAATTCCACGAATCGTATTCATTGCGGCGACTCTTCCACTGTGTCGTCCTGCCAATTTTCACGATGTCCTGATGCTCGCGCAGAACTACCGCATAGATAACGTATTGAGTTCTTTTCATTGTTTTTTATCTATCAAATCGCACAGCAACATAATCATTCTGGCACCGGCCATCCATCCTCGCCGATCTGCACCTTGGGGCGCAGGGCCTTCCCCTGCTCTTCCTCGGTCTTGATGTCGTGGCAGGGCTTGCAGATCGCCTGAAGGTTATCCGGATGCTCAGTGCGCTCCTTACTCCACTTGAGCTTCGCGGCATTAGCCTTGCTCATGATGTGGTCGACGATGTTCGTCGTGGTATATGCGCCCTTCTTCAAGCAGACCTGGCACAGACCACAGTCACGCGCCAGAACGACCTTGCGTACCTGGTCCCACTCCTTCCCGTACCCGCGCTCATGCCTGCTCTTCGATCCCCAGGCCATGTCACCCCAAGTCCAGCGCCACAGTCACGCCTGAAACGATGACACTGGGCCGCATATCCCTTAGACACTCCTGCGTCCGCACATCAACGCCCTTCACGCCCACTCCAGTGATCTTGGTGAATGCCGCCACCTCTGCGCCTATCAGGTCACGGATGCGGGATTCGAGGGCTCGCTTGTCGGCTGCAAGCTGGGCTAGTGCGGGTTGGATGTTCATGTTGGCTGGGGTATGTGCGGGATTGGTCCGCCGCGCCACGTCGTTGCGGTGTCCGGACTGCCTGCATCGGTGCGATCAGTCGGCGATTCAGGCTGGCTGTTCAGCGCATCGCGCGCTGCCTTGATGAAGAACTCGGCCGACCTGATCGCGTCCTCAATCTGTGTCGCGCACCACGCTGCCTCGCCGCGCTCAAGGGACACGCGGGCATCAGCGATCCTATTGAGTGCCAAATGGATCTGCGGCATAGGCGGAGGGGACGGGGAAGGCTTGACCATACGGCGCGGCCAGACGACCGCAGGGCTGTGATAGTCGCAGCGCGTGCAGTTATGGGCGCCAGCAATGCCAAGCCTTTCGCCAACCGCCACGAGCTTATGGCCGAACACGGCGCACTTGATGCGTTGCCAGTTCATAGGGGCCAGACGGCAAGCGATGCAGCCACGACCACAAATGCAGGGAATGCCAGCATCTCGATCATGTCGGTGATGACGTTCATGCCTTGACGACTGCCGCCACCGACATCCCAGCATCGAGGACCAGAACATTGACGCCATCAGGCAGCGACTTCTTGGCGCGCTCTGCAATCTGGTTGCGCTGATCGGTCGTGAGCATGCTTGGGTGCGCGATGATGACGGTATCGCCGCCAATCATGCTCAAGGTTGTTCGTGTGACGCTGGCTGCACTGGGATCTTCGACAGGTTTGCCAGTAGTCATGCCGTCCACAGCAGCGGACATGCAATCGCGAACCAGCTTCTCGCGGTAGGTGTTGGCAACATTATCGAGGAAGTCAAACGTGCCGGCGTCGTGATGGCTGATGCCGAGCGCACCGATCAACGACACAATGGCATCTTGAATCGCGTCTCGCGCAGCACTGACATTCGGCTCCACATCACGTCGGATGCGGCGCTCGATCATTTCGCTCAGGTTGTATTTGCATTCACCCATCACCACTCCCTCTTCCCCGGCACAAGCGCCGCAGTTGCCTCAATCGTCGATCCCTGCATGCCGTATCCCTTGGCGCGCAGGATGGAATGGGCCTTCTCGCACTTGCTAAGCTGCTCGGACAGCGATGCGATCAGGGCATCATTGCCCTCGGTCACAGCCTTGCGGATCAAGTCATCCCAATTTCTGACGTTCATACGTTCTTTCCCGTGCCTGGCGTGTGCTGCTGTGCCGCCGCTATATCGACCTGCATCATGCCTAACTGGATCAGGATGCGGAGCCAGATGGCCTCGGCCTCATTGGTCATTTCCATACGATCTTCGGCTTCAGTGCGCGGTCGATGATGCGCAACAGCTTCTTCTCGTCTACCTCGCAGCCTGTCAAGGCGCAGAACGCGGCGAGCGTGTAAAAGTACGGTGTCAGCCACCATGCCTGCACTACCTTGATGGTGAAGTCGGCTTTCATACGTCAGGCATCTTGTCGATGAGGCTTAGGGCATCGGCTGCGACCACGCGGCACCGAGCCATATCTTCCGTGATGCGGCGGATATCGGCACGGTGCTGCAATTCCTCCTTCATTGCCCAAGCAAGAAGGTTCACGTATGGGGAGCCATAGTCAATGCGGGGCATCATGGTTGGTCCCTATACGGCCAATTCCGCGATACCTGCGCCGGTTGCGATGGCACTGGTGCGGGAGGGTTCTGGCTGCACAGGATCAGCATTAGGGCCAAGAGGCTCATGGTCAGTCCTTCAGGCTCTTGACATCTGCCGCCAGGTCTTTGGCAGCCTCGGCGAATGGCTTCACAGCCGCGCCGGTTAGGTCGATCACCACTTCAACGGGCGCGAGAATGACGGTTGCCATGTCGCCGGCGAGGTCTGTCAGGGACTTAAGTAATCCGAACATGGCAGGCCTTTGGAGAATTGTTCAAATATCGGGCAGGTGTTGCCAACGTGTTATCTTGTTATTTCCACGCAACAATCAACGCGAAAGGTAATTCCATGGACTATGAAAAAATGATGCTTGCTGTCGAAGTGCGCAAACTGGCAGTTGTGCTGTACACGGAAGCCTTTGCCGAGGAAAGATCGCGCGACCAATCGGTCACCAATCACAGTTACTGGCGCGGCAAGCATTCGGTGATGTCATTTGTCCCTGAGGCCTTGGCTCAACTCGAAGCGATCGCAGGCCAGATCAGTGACCACGAGTAAGTAGCCCGTTCTCGACGTACCACATGAAGCTCGTAAGCAGCTCGTTGGTGCGTCGCCACTCAGCCAGCATCAATGCTGGCGTTTCGCCCGCCACTAGCTCGACACCTTGGACTGACACCGCAGCAGGTGCGCCAATCGAAGCAACCGCAGCAGCGGCCTCTTGCGCCGCAAACTTGATCTGGTCCAGTCCCACCAGGGCGAATGAAACACCCTTGAGCTCCAGCGCGAGTTCGATCGTGCCGGCATTCTTCGGTTTCGATTCTTCGTTCATATGAGCACCTACGAATAAAAAGCCGCTGTCGCAAATGCGGTCAGCGGCGAAGTCCGGCGCTTGGTAGCGCAGGAAGGGGGAGATGGAGCGGAATGACGGGATCGAACCGTCGACAGCCTGATTGGAAATCAGGCGCTCTACCGGCTGAGCTAATTCCGCGTTGAATTGGCGGTAGCACAAGGATTCGAACCTTGGGAGCCTTGCGACTCTACGGGTTAGCAACCCGCTGCTTTCGGCCTCTCAGCCATGCTACCGTTGAAACTGGTGGAGCCTGATGGAGTCGAACCACCTAGGAACAAGCCTGCTTGCGGGTTACAGCCGCACCCCTTACCGTCCGGGCCAAGCTCCGTTTATTGGCGGAAGATGAAGGAATCGAACCATCAACCATCCCTGATTGCCACGGTTTTCAAGACCGCTTCGCGCCCTGCGCGGCATCTTCCTTTTACCTTGGTGCGAGAGACCGGACTCGAACCGGTAGTTCAGGGAGCTTAAATCCCTTGCCGTTACCAATTAGGCCACTCTCGCAAAACTTGGTACCCCCGGTCAGATTCGAACTGACACTGAACGGCTTCTAAGACCGCTGCCTGCTACCAATTGGGCTACAGGGGCAAAACTGGCGTGGTGGCCGGGAACGCCCAACCCTGCGCTAGGCGCTTGACCACACGGCTGACGAATGTGCCGCACGGTTTTGCTATGCTGGCCCGTGCCAAGCCTCGAACTTTCGTCATGCGTGTAGTCACTCGTTTCGTGAGTGAGGCGTATTGGCGGAAGCGGCGCGATTCGAACGCGCGGACCCTTGCGAGTCTATCGGTTAGCAACCGATTGCCTTCGGCCTCTCGGCCACGCTTCCTTGATCTGAAAGCAGAAAAGCCACCTCTAGGGCGGCTTCTGGGTTCGTACCCAAGCTATCTGCTTGGTGGACAAATAAAAAGCCCGCGACCGTAAGGTGGCAGGCTTCGATTTTCGGGCGCGACGTGTCATCAACGTCTCGGCTTCAGGTTGGCCGCTGCCCTGCTCCGCGCTTGAGCGCTCGGCTTGAATTATGCATGCCGGGTGATTCGTAAAGCATGCAGTGCGTCAATTATATACATGTGTTTACAAACAGTGCAACGCATTTCATCGTTATCCGGAATATTGTGCGGGAAAGCTTACCGGCCATGCCAATGACTCCTCGTCATCAGCAGTATCGCAGCCCTTTCCAATTCCAAGAGCCGCGGCGAGATCACCGGACAGCTGGGTGCTGGCCTCTATGTCGGGCGCATCCTCCAATACGGGCACATCTGCCTCGGGATGTGCTGCTTTGAAAAGATAGCCAAGGGGATTGCGCACCAATCCACAGATAGCTCTACCGTCCCGCGTTTCTAGCGCAACACACGGGCCGGTCATGCAGCGCAGGAACTCTTGAGCAAGTTTGCATGGCTCCATAGTGCAGCAGTAGCCGCAGCCGTTGCATGGCTCGCCGAATTTAGGTTTTTGAAGGCCGGTTTGAAAATTCATCTTCGTCACAACTCCATTTCCGACGCAAGGCGCTTCATCGTTTTGCCGGCCGCATGCGCCGACATAGCGTTAAGAACCTCGACCATGTCCTCGACCAGGTGGATCAGGTTGTGCTTTGCCTCTACGGCACGCTTGGCAGTACCGCCACACGCTTTGCACACGTTATCCGACATGACCGTAGGCGCGCCCCTCACGGCCTCGTAGCCGCGACCTGTGCACACCGGACACACATCGTTGAGCCAGTGATTGAGCGACAGGCGCGCGACCTTGCGTGGGCTGACATCCGCCGGCCAGGTGCGCACCGCTGCTTTGCCCTCCACGATCGTGCGCCAATCCTCTAGCAGTGCTGGGTAGGTGGTCGCGTCGCCCGCGTACTTGACCCGGAAAAGTCTAGTTCCCAGGTCGCGGCACAGCGCCGCAGCGGCCAGCACCTCTGTACTGTGATGGTGAGCGTCGTCGCGCAGGTTCGAAGAGCTGACGGCAAGGGTGTATTTATGGATCACGTTCACTGGGCGGCTCCGGAATATTTGGTCATCATGATCATTGGCTCGGCTGAATATCGTTTCCATGCACAGTTAGCCGTTGACCGCACTCGGTCTCAATGCGGTAGTAGCAGCGGCGCTCAGTGACGCCTAAGAATCTCGCGCGCTTCGTGTCGATGGAGGTGGAGACCCATAAGGGGAACGGTGCTCCGCGCTCTGTGTTCGCCATCTTGGAAAGCCCGGCCGAAAGAACGCGGCGCGCAAACTCATGCGTGAGCGGACCCGCATTCATCGCTGCTTCGATCATCGCTTCGGTAATGTCCGTTCGTATGCTCATGATTCCCTTCAACTGCCAGAATTTTCTGGACGTTAGGTTTTGACTTGGCTTTTGGTGTTGCCGTTGTTCGTGGTCTTGAATCTTATTTTCCTGGTACTCGGGGTTGCCTGTTATTGCGGGTGGAGCGTCGCAATATCTGTTCTCTTCTGTATCTGTTCTGTTCTAGGGCGTTACAAAACCGTTTCTGTAACGTTTCACTCGATTAGTGCTTCGGCTTGGTCGTCGCTTTCTTCGCCTCTCGGTGCCTTGCAACCCTTGCCGTACTAGTGTCGGAGACGAATTGACGCTTGTCCCAGTTGAGCAACTTCCAGCGATCATCGATGAATCCTTTTGCCAGAAAGATGGCCTTGGTTTCGGCCACAGCAGCGGCATCGATTCTCAGCGCCCACGCTATTTCCGTTTCATGTAACGTTTCAAGGTCGTTACTGCAACGGAGGCACATCAGCATCACGTAACGACGCTGCATCACCTCATCAAGCATCTGCACTTTGGGGTCGTTCGCGAACTCGCTGTACATGCGGAACCAAGGATTAGCCATTAGCCAGACCTCCGGCGCAGGTCGATGATCAAGCGGCAAAGCTCAACGATGCCGGCGCGTTGATGCAGATCGTTCGCATCCTCGCCAATGGCATCGCTCATGCAGTAGGGAAGGCCCGTATCCTTCGCCGCCGCCTCGCCAGTAAGGGTTTCATCGTTGTCAGCAAATACGAATGCCCGGCCCTTTGCGAGGGTTCCGACATAGGAGAGGTTGTACGCGCTGAAGCAGACCGCCACGCTCGCGTTTAAGCGCAGCCTGCGGAGCGCCATTTCGACGCTGAACCCGGTTGCCAACCCCTCGCAGAAAAACGTCTCCTGAGCCCGCTGATTGCCCAGCCAGAGCACGCCGCCCTTGGCACGCGCGCCCCACTGCATTTCCTTGCGCCACCTCTGCTGGTCTGCGCACCAGTCGATCCGCTGCGAGCCGACCAGCTCACCGTTGAGGAAGTCGTACATCGGCGCGATCAGGGTCGGCCCACGCACCAGGGCGATCGCGTTGGGCAGGCCCTTAAATACGAGGTACGGATGCGTCGATGGCTTGCACTGAGCGAGGTGCCGCGTCGTCATCGCAACGGCGGAGGTGAAGGCGCGCTTCTTTCGCGCTTCTTCGGTAAGGTCCTCAGGCGGAATGCCGCCGGGCTTCGGGATCAGTGGCTCGGCGCCAAACTCGGCGTAGCGCCAACCGTTCGCTGCCGCCTCGCGGTATAGGGTGCCGATGCGGATCTGGCCGGCCGAGCCAATGCTGCGCCACACGGCCAAGGCAGCGTTACGGGAGTAAGAGGCCGCACCTTTCGACCAATCGTTCCAAAGATCGAATCCGTCCTCGCCGAACTCAGACTTGAGGGCCATGGCCGCCCTCACCCAGGTTGCTCGTTCAACCGGCGCGATGTGGTTGAGGGCGCTTGCTGCTTTCGCGTGGCTCATTTGGAAATTTCCTCCAGCGCGGCGTCGAGCGCGCTGATGTGGTAGCAGCCCACCCGACCGAATCGGCTATCACTGACTTGGTCGATTGCGATCCCGCGCTTCTTGCTGATCATTGACGCCTTCCTGCCCAAGCGCGTAAGTTCGATCTTGCTCATCGGGATCTCCCTGAAGATCGAATAACCGAGCGCGGTGAATGACTGCACGCTGGCGATCGCGGCCACTTGGTTTGCCTCAATGCGGGCTATACCCTGCTGCATCGCCACTTGCGTGGCTGCCAGCTCGTCCTGCCGGGCCCGGATGGTGGCGTTCTCGCACATCAGCGCAACCAGCGCGCGGTGCTCGGGTGGCAGGCTGGCGAGCGGGTCAGGTGCGGCCGTCAGAGCTGCGCGCATTTCAAAGAAGCCTTTGACGAGCGCCATCTTAAAATCTCGCACCTTGTCGCTGTTCCGCATGTAGGCGATCAGTACGGACGATTGCCGCTCGTTCAGCATGGCGTACTCGGTCGACTGTGCAAAGCCGCCCTGTGGGAGCGGCCTACCCTGCTGGATTTCAAATCCGACAGGGCCGAACATCTTCAGGTCTGCCAAATACTTGCGCGCCAGCTTTATAGTCGATTCGTGCGAGCTGCCCGTTCCTTCAGCAATCGCCAGTGTGGTGGTGACCGGCTCGCCATTCTTAATGATGATCGGGCCGCCGCTCATGATGGACTCCGATCAGTCGCGCACACGCCGGTCGCGTTCACTCGGGCAGCCTTACGGCACGCCGTCTGTAGCCGACGACGCAGGTTGTATGCAATGCGTTTCTCGCGCTCACTCGCCGCGTATTGCTTCTCCGTCGCCGCCAGGATATCTGCATGATCCGGGTTTCTCGGATCTAATCGCCCTTCGATTCGGCCATGCTGCGCCTCGAAGTCGTTTAAAGCATCGAGGTATGTCCAGCGGGCGATCTTGATTTTGGCCTGCTGCTGCGAGTCCTGAATTGCGAGGACCGCGACCTCGATTAGCAATCCGATTTGCGAAGCGGAGACGTACGGGGTCACCGCCGCCGGGGTGCCGGCGGCGTTATGAGATTTGGTCATGGTGGCGCCCCTTACGGTTTAGAGGCGTTGATGCAGGACTGTTGCCAAGCAGCGATGGTCGACAGGGGCCAAGCGACCGATCTCGCACCGATTTTAATTGGCGCAGGGAATTTGTTTTCTCGGATGTCGCCGTAGATGGAGCTGCGTCCGCGCCCGGTAAGCGAGATGACTTCTTGCAGTCGCAAGAACTGTTCTTTGTTATTCATTTTGCCACTTTCATAAAAGCGGCAAGAGTCCCCGATATAGCGCAAGTCTTCGCGAACGACGTAGGACACCGTAGAACAAGTGATATACGTAGCCGTATTACATGCGCTATACTAATTCTGTCCCGTCCAGGGATGACAAAATCATTTGGCGCTCTTGCCAGATTCGTGGGCTCCATCGCCTTGTAACTTTGGAGCCCACACCCCACCACTCTCCAGCAAAACAACCTTCTCGGCGTTCTTTGCCTTCAACGTTACCGTTTTGGCTGCTGTTGGACTGATTATATAGAGTTGACCCTTACTCACAAGATCCACGCAGCACAGTTGTCACTCGGTCAACCTGTCTAAATAGAGTCCATTAAGCTGCATTAGTGCACATATGTCGCCCTTTCGCCCACAGAACCACCAAAAGAACGCATAAGACGGAAGAAACCTATGCCGATAAAATCTAAGGAAGTTCGACTACTGGTTAAATAAACAGGCATTTCGACGACCGTCATTACCGTGATCTGTTCGATGTGGAGGTCGATCTTGCCGTCGATCTCCGTGAACTGACAGCAGGTCTTGCGGCAGATGACCCGACGGTTCCGTTGATCGTTGTTTGCCGTCCAAAACTAGTCAGCGTAGTCCAGAACGAGCCGACAGAAGAATGGTAGCAATGACTGATACCCTGAGGGCAAGGGGTTTTACCCTCAGGGCAGCATTACTTAGACCTGTCTATGGGGCATGCGACCCGTTCAACAGCCTTGGCCTCTGCCTCGCTAAGGTCATATCTTGTCCTTAGCTCGCGGACAATTACATCTTGCTTCGGCGGTGCGGTCAGGTCGGTCCAATACTCTTTCTGAACCTCGACAGCGATGCTCAGCAGTCCGGAGTCGTAGAGTGGCGCCGAGCTTTCCAAAAGGTCATCCATTAGGAACTCGATAGCTGCATACGCTGCTATCAATTGATCCCTCCGCATTTCTGACGTGCCTCGCTCCACGTAAAGGTCCAGCACGTCTACCGATTCAAAGCCTGAAGCGTCGGCGGCTACTTGCTTTTCGAGACAGACACCGTCAATTGACGGACTTTCTTGTCGATGATGTGCAATCCACTGTTCCGTCGACGGCGGATTTCCGTTCACGTCCATGCCCTGGCAGTTCCAGAACTCCGCGCCCACGTCCCACCGGGCTTCGCCGTGAACTTTCTCCGCGCCCGAATCGGTAATAGCAAACACATCAGTTCCGTGCGCGTTCGCCGTTACGATATCTTCGACGGCCCGAACAGCCTGAATTTTCGGAATGCCTCGATGCAGCATTACCGCATATGTAAGCCGACGCAGCGTTACAAGATCCTCGCGTCGGACTTGGGTTGGCTCAGCAGAATCCACGGCCTCAGGCCTTTTAGCGCGCTCTATCTTCATCAAGATGCCTCCGAATTGTTTGTCTGCAATAGTCTACGCCAGATCGCATGCCCCTCGGTAGCGCCAGCAAAGTTGCTCATGCCGGCCCTCCTTCATTTTCGTTCCGCACAATGACGTCAACAAGCTCTGAGATCTCATCGGCCAGCTGCTGGGCCAGCCACAGCAGGTCGCAGGGGCCATCTTGGCATTGAGCCCGGAGCAACAGCTCAGCAAGCTGGTCAGCGACTAATGCGTCACGGTTCGATTGCGCTTTGAGCTCATCAGCCAAGCGGCCCGCTAACGAGATCATTGGCGCCGAGTGATTGCCAACTGGAATCACGCGAAGAATCGCTGCCAACTGCCCGGCCCGCATGCCGATCTGGTCTTCGCGGTCGAAAGCGGCGACGTGCACCGTGCTGTAGGGGGCGACAAAAATGAAGATGCGCTCGGGCGCCGCCTGCGCTGCCAGGTCATTAAGTGCGCTCATGCTTGCCCCCGGTCGTTGAAGCCCATCGCGGCGCCGTCGATCTCGTCGGCGATGAGTTCGCAAATGGCGGCCGTCATGTTCGTCAGTCGGCTGATAGCCAAATTGCTTAGCGGCGCTTCGCTGGTTGGATCATCTGGATCGAACTGATCTTCGAGTACCGGGTTGCCGGCCACAATGCGCATCACGGTGCCGAGACCGGAGAGCACGGTGTAAATCGTGTTCAGTTGGCTCATGAGTTGGCCAGCGGAGCCACTCGCGTCAATCGTTCTTTCATGGAACTGGCCGTATCTGTTTTCCAGGTGACTGACCCGGCGCGAAGAGATTGCGGCTTTGATTTGCTCGATTGCTTCCGGCGTGACTGGTGGCTTAGCGCGGCTCATGCTGCACCTCCGCAAGCGATAAACGCCGTGGCCACACCGATATCGTCGATATAGCGACGCGCTGCACGAAGCGCAGATTCTGCCGGGCGGACGTTGCCGGCGTTGACGCACTCTTGCAGCCCGAGGCTCAGCAAGTCAGCAATTGCTGCGGCAGCGAGGTCGATATCGTCAACGCTATCGAGGATTGCATCGGTGTCGGGACGCGTGGACGAGGGTGTGGCGAGCGCTGCGGCGATCTCCGTGCGCCATGGATGGTCGGCGCCGTGGCCGGTAGCGTCCATGTAAGAATCGAGGCGAGCGAGCACAGCGCGCAACGAATTTGATTGTGTTTTTTGATTCTTAGTGATATCGTCTGATTTCATTGTATTTTCTCCAAGATGCAGTGAGCCATAACGACCGTAAATTCTCTAAAATTCGCGGTTGAAATTATTGGTCTGGTTACGCCCAGATTGATAAAAAGCTGATTTTAGGAGGCGACCGCCAAGTCGCCTCTTTTCACATCAGTGCTACATTTGGTTAGTCAGTAGCTATCTCCTTTCTATTTGAATTGGTAACAGCAATTACGCTTGCGGCTTATCGGCGGGCATCTCCGTAGCAGCCAGGCCACTCTCGATAAGCAGCAGGAGCTCCGCATTCAGCGATCGCCGGTTCTGCGCAGCCCTCGCCTTCAGCTTCGCCTTCAGTCCGGCGTCGAATCGCAAGATGTACTTTTCGCCAGCCTGCGCTGCGCGTGTCGGGGAATCCATGCTCACTCCTTGATATGGCTCAATGCCATACAGACTATAGTGGATCAGCTCGCTTGACAAGCCATATTTATGGCTCATTGCCAGCATTTATTGAATGGCTATATGCCAGTATGCTTCTACCATGACAAATGAGAAGCCGAAACGCACAGCACAGGTCGCCGACAAATTTATTGTTCGGCTGCCACCGGGCATGCGCGATGAAATTTTCGCTGCAGCGAAGGCGAACAATCGATCGATGAACGCTGAACTCGTAGCTAGACTGGCTAAGTCGTTCAATCCGATTGAGGATGAAGAGGACGTGATGCGAGCAGTGCATGCCATCATCCGGCATTCAGCTAAATTCAACGTGGATGTCTCTGTCAACTTCTCGGGTTCTCCAGAGAGCCTTTTGGCCAAGGCAATTCAAAATGGAAGCCTGCCCGCCGATGCCACGCTGGAGGATCTAGCCGACCCATCGGCGGCCCTGGCTCGAATTTCTCGCGCTGCAGTTAAGTCAAAACGCTGAACTCGACCAGGACGGAGCAGTGAACTACGCTATCGGTTGGGTCGCACTTGAGCGATACACAGCGCTTACCGGCGACACCATTGATGCAGTCATTGGCCCGGCGAACGGCTGGGCAATGGACCTTGGGAAAACAGTGCAAGATTTTGGAGGGTCGATTGTGGGTCAATCTGGCCGCGGTGGACCAGTGGATTGATGGTGGCGCGCGGGCGATCTGCCGAATCCGATAGAGTGGCTATCCCATCTGCTGCGGCAAATACTATGACGATCATACTGGCACGCGAGAGGCTTTACACGGCCGTGTGGATCACACCTATCGGCCAACTCGCGCGCCAGCTTGGAATCACGTCAGCACGGCTCAGGGACGCTTGCATGACGATGGCGGTACCGTTGCCTCCGCTGGGCTACTGGAACGCTCACAAGGCGGGCAACAACCCGATCGCGACGCCGCTGCCGCCGCACAACGGACTATGTGAGGTTCGTATCGGCGCTGAGAAGCGCGTAAGTCCACCGAGGACAGTAGCGCCGGCAACTAAGCCGGCATCCGTCGCACAGCCGCGCCTGGTGCCAATAGCGGTATGGGCGGCGATGGTGTTCGGTGAGCACGCGCCCCACTCCAACACGCTGCTGCGGTGGATTCACGACGGCCGGATTCAGCCGCAGGCTAGGAAGATTGGGCGCAAATGGTGGGTGGCGCCAACCGCAGAATATCGAGAGGACTGAAGTAATGAGCGAAACGTTCCTAACGCGCGACGAGGTAGCGGAACTGACAGGTCGGAAGAACAAGCGCCTGCAGGCAGAACACCTACGTAAGCTTGGCTTGCCTTTTTGGATCAATGCAGCGGGCGCCGCGGTGGTGCCGCGCTCAGCAATTGAAGGCACGAGAACACCAGCGCCAGCGACGAAGCCGAAGTGGGAGCCATCGGTACTCCGAAAATTGGCGTGTGGGTAGAGGTGTGGGTACGCCGAAATGAAAAAAGCTCCTTCATAGGAGCTTTTTCACTTAACTGGCGGAAAGGGTGAGATTCGAACTCACGGTACGCCTAAACGTACGCCAGATTTCGAGTCTGGTGCATTCGACCACTCTGCCACCTTTCCGTTTCCTGGTCTAACTACATTCGCTTACTGCTGCGAAGACAAGATTATAGACAAGCCTCACAGAAAACGGAAGAGCGAAATTCAAAAAAATCCGAATATTTTCTCTCCCGCATCTTTTTTGCGTCAGGCTGCCGCAGTGAGGCGCTCCATGCCACCCATGTACGGGCGCAGCACTTCCGGAATCACGACGCTGCCGTCGGCTTGCTGGTAGTTTTCCAGCACGGCGACCAAAGTGCGCCCTACCGCCAGGCCGGAGCCGTTCAACGTATGGACCAGCTCAGGCTTGCCCTGCGCATTGCGGAAACGTGCCTGCATGCGGCGCGCCTGGAACGCTTCGCAGTTCGACAGCGACGAAATCTCACGGTAGGTATTCTGCGCCGGCAGCCACACTTCGAGGTCGTAGGTCTTGGTCGCGCCGAAGCCCATGTCGCCGGTGCACAGCGACATGACGCGATATGGCAGGCCCAGCGTCTTGAGGATGGTTTCGGCGTGTCCGACCATTTCTTCCAATGCGTCGTACGAAGTTTCCGGATGCACAACCTGGACCATTTCAACTTTGTCGAACTGGTGCTGGCGGATCATGCCGCGCGTGTCGCGGCCATAGCTGCCCGCTTCCGATCGGAAGCACGGCGTGTGCGCCGTCATCTTCATTGGCAGCTGGTCGGCGGCAACGATTTCGTCGCGCACCAGGTTGGTCAGCGATACTTCCGAGGTCGGGATCAGGTAGAAGCTCTCGCCCTCGCCTTCCGCGCCGCCCTTTTTAACCGAGAACAGGTCGGCTTCGAATTTCGGCAGCTGGCCGGTGCCGCGCAGCGAGTCGGCGTTGACCATGTACGGGGTATAGCATTCGGTATAGCCGTGCTCGCCCGTGTGGGTGTTGAGCATGTACTGCGCCAGCGCGCGGTGCAGGCGGGCGATGCCGCCTTTCATCACCGAGAAACGCGAACCAGTCAGCTTGGTCGCGACGTCGAAATCGAGGCCGAGCGGGCCGCCGACGTCGACGTGGTCCTTGACTTCGAAGTCGAACACAGGCGGCGTGCCGACCTTGCGTACTTCGACGTTGCCGGTTTCATCGGTACCGACCGGCACGGATGCGTGCGGCAGGTTCGGGACCGATTCCATGAAGGCCGCCAGCCTGGCTTGCACGTCGGCCAGCGCGGTTTCGTTTGCCTTCAGCTCATCGCCCAGGCCGCCGACTTCCGCCATCAGGGCCGTGGTGTCTTCACCCTTGCCCTTCATCATGCCGATCTGCTTGGACAGCGAGTTGCGCTTGCCCTGCAGTTCTTCGGTGCGCGTCTGGATCGCTTTACGCTCCGCTTCGAGGGCGTTGAAACCTGCCACGTCGAGCTGGAACTTGCGGGTCGCGAGGCGCGCCGCGACGTTGTCGATGTCTTTGCGAAGTAATTGGATGTCTATCATTTGTCGGGATGGGCGGATGTGGCGAAACCGCAATTGTACCAAGCCGACCGGCATTTCCTGCGAGTTTCACGATGCTGCCTGCAGCGCCGTGCCCGCTACCGCGTTTCGATCAATCGAGCTGGGCTTTTTCGGCGGCGGTCAGGCGTTTGCCTGTGATGACGACGACTTGCATGTTGCTGTCGGCAGCGGTGGCGACTTGCACTGCGGTGGCGGCGCGGTAGTGCGGCACTTCGGCCGTTGCGTAGGCAGCAAACGTGCACAGGGCGGTGGCTGCGAGGAAGACGGCTTCGGCGTTTTTACGGATGTTCAT